CGGTTCATTAGTTTAAATTCCTCTAAATTAGTGGAGCAACGAATATGCTCACCAGTGTCTAAATCTTGGAAATCGTTGCTTTGTACTGCTACTATTGTTCCACTAGGAATTCTGTCATACCAACGATCATATATCGCCTGAGTAACGTGTTCAGCAGAAGTATTAATTACTATGGTGGGTCTAATATCACTCTGATATTCGTAGGTTGCCATATCAGCGGTCACTGCTTTAAATCGCCACCCATTCATTTCATGATTTTTATTTAAATCGTCGGCGACTGTTTCGCACCAAGGGTCTAAGTCAATCGATCTGATTTTATTAATATGTATTGAGGAATTAAATAACATGGATGCGAGAGTGCCAATCCAGCCACCAAATATATAGATATTTTCCGGCGCACCTGGCATAGTATATTTTTCTAATTCATTTACAAGCCAGCCCTTCGAGGCTAATTGTCCCCACCATAGGGCGTCAAGAGCACGGGTTCGTTCCTCGTGGGTTGGTAAATTGCGTAAGGCGGTGCCCCAGTTGGCTAGGTCTAGATTGCTAATTTTAAATTCGTATTCACTCATTGCCTTATTTATTAGACTATTATTAGCGGAGTAAATATAGGGTATGATAGAGCAACCACCCCTAGATGACCAAGTAGATTACTGGGAAATTCCCAATAATATTGATAAGGAATCATTTGATTTTACATGGCGACCTAATATGTTTGAGGAGCCATGGATCCATCAATTCCCTAGTCAGCATCAGCAGGACGGTGGACCTAGATTAGTAGTTTATGGCGCTACACAAGTAAAATATGAAACCGAGCAAGTAGCTACAGCAATTATTGACATGAGTAAATGGGAAGTGGATAGGGATATTGACACCACCAATTTTGATTTTAGTTGGCACCCACCTCGTAGTGAGCGTCCATATTTTTATCAATTTCCAGTGGGTGATTTAAAAACCGTGGGACCTAAATATATTATGGAGGGCGCCCGTAGACCTAGATATATTGACACAATTAAAACTGCTCAATGGCGCCCGCTTGATATTATATTCCTAAGTAATGGTGAAACTGGTGAGCAGGAGCGATATGACCGTTTATGTCAAGTAGCTGGGCGTCCTGTGCGTTGGGTTCGCGGCATCGATGGTCGTGAAAATGCTATTCGTCATGCGGCTGAAACATCGACTACTTCGTATTTTATTTTATTCCCTGCTAAAATATGGGCGTCAGAATCGTTCGATTATAATTTCCAACCCAATCGTGAATACGAGTCTAAGCATTATATTTTTTATTCTACTAACCCCTTAAATGGACTGGAATATGGACACCAGGCTGCCGTATGTTATAACAGGGAATTAGTATTAGATACCATAGAATATGGCCTAGATTTTACCATGAGTAAGCTACATGATATTGTGCCTATCTCTTGCGGTATCGCTCAATATAATAGTGATATTACTATGACATGGCGAACCGCGTTCCGTGAAGTAATTAAATTAAAAGCTGACGGCAGCGATGAAAGCCTGGAACGACTTAATGTGTGGCTGTCCTATGCTCGTGGTCAACACGCAGAGTGGAGTATTATTGGCGCCCAAGATGGCATTAAATATTATGATAGTGTAGGTGGTGACCACCAACAATTAATGAAAACATTTGCGTGGTCGTGGCTCAGAGATTATTTTAAAGGCCTATACCCTGACGTACAGGCTTAAATGCCTGGAGTGCCTGGTTATATCTATTTAAATTCAGGGCCCAAATAGTTTGAGGAGTCCAATAATATTCCTCTTGCCCCACATAATCAACGATGCCTTGCTTGGCTAATAATTCGAGGGCTCGGTGAGTTCTATTCATTTTGCCACTAGCATCATGTGAGCCATGACTAGTGGTAATATAAAATTCTTGATAGCCATTCTCGATGCCCCATTCTATTTGATGTGGCAATAATAAACTAAACGGCGCACTGGTCATATGAGTCTTACTCATGCCAGGAATAATATTCCCATATTGAGGTAATGTGGCACTACGGAATAGGCAGCGTAGAATTCTGCCACTACCATCATACCCATGACAGCCTGAAATACTGGCCAATCTACCATCAACCACCAATCCCCAATATTGCGGGTCAGTAGGTAGGTCATGCCCTTCCGTTAATTTTAGGGTTTCGAGGCTAGTATTATTAGTGAATCCAGCCTCACTACATCCTCGATTGAATTCATCTAGGATGGAGTAATCAGCGATTTTTATTATTTTCATAAACCTCCATCATTTCTGGAAATAATTCAAAGAAGTTTGTGCCTCGACTCGCATCTATTTTTCTATGCTTTTCAATTAACCCTTCAATATCTAATATGTTAGTGCCAAGTGTTTCTTTAATGCTATTGATGAATTTTATGTACTGCCCATGGTCATATAATGCGCCTTCTAAATGACTGATAGCATTGTCCAGTGTTTCTTTGAATTTCACGGGTAAAACCTCATGTCTGCGCCAATCAGGAGTGCTGATTATATTCTGAAAAAACTCTATCCTTACTCCGAACTCTCTTTCTTTTTCAGTCGCCCATTCTATAAACTCATCAAAGTGAGGAACAGTCAAGGCACAAATTGTTGGACTAAGAACAATAACTAAATTTTTATTTTCTTTTGATATGGCTAATAACTTATCTATGTTTGAATTCAAACGTTTCCAATTTAAGCCGTAGCGGATGTATTCGGCTCTTTCTCCAGTAGATTCAATACTGATGTGTATTTTAAGAGTATTGTTCTTGGTGATCTTATGTACCATATCGATGAATTTAGTAAACTGTTTATCTTCGGCATTGCAATTAGTAAACACATATATGCGGCCGTTTTCCTTTAAATTTAAATCAAGTTCTTCTATCTTATCTATGGTATTATAGAATGATGGAACTAATGAAGGCTCACCTCCAGTAAACCCAACAATAGAAATATGATCTCTATTCTCTGAAATAATATCCCAAACAGATTGGAGGAACCATGAATCCGGTTCTTTAATCAATTTTCTATATTCTTCAATATTGATGATCTTATTTTTTAAATCTTCTGTTGCCCATTTACTGCTATAACTGCTGTCGCAATAAACACATTTTAAATCACAGGTGCTTTCTAGTGCTAGATTTATAGTACGAATATTATCAGAAATCAGAATCGGATCATCGATGTTAATGTCTTTAGAATTATTGGCTACTAACTTATCATACAATTCTTTTTCATCTTTGTTTTCCAGAGACAACGTCCTTTTACTAGGAAGACCTTGATTCTCTAGTTTCCAGCAATAATCACAATCGTGATGTTGAAAACCACGTAACATTTCTAATCTGCGTTCTTTTACATAATCATTGTTTATTAACGACTCGCCTTCTTTTACTTTTTTGAATCTAGTCATACAACATAAACGAACTTCATTTGTGCTAACCCGAACATCGATAAAGTTCCATCTTAGGGGGCATATTGTATTCTTGGGATCATTCATTATTTTGTCCTATTCTCATAGAATTCCTTTAACTCAGGAAATGTTTCAATTAAACTTAGATTTCTTATGGTATCATTCTTTGAGAACCATTCACGAAACTCATGTTGTAAGTTTTCATCAGGCACATTATTCTCCAAATGATTCTTAATAGAAGTCAAAAAATCAGTATATGCTGAATGATTAAATTTTCCCTGATTCATTACATAAATTGCTTCGTCGATATGCTTACTAAATTCACTTGGTAAAACATACACGCTTTGGCACTTTGGACTTTTTACCATGTGATTTTTAATTGATAATTTTTTATCGTATTCCATTTCTAGATCGATGAACCACTTTATAAAGTACTTTAATCCTGGTATACTAAGAACATTTAGTGTAGGATTAAGCGCAATATTCATACCATCATTGGCGGAGTTTATTTCACATAATTTATTAACATTACTGTTAAATCTGTTCCAGTCCAGACCGGTTCTTATGTATTCAGCCTGTTCCTCCACTGATTCCATACTTATGATTATCTCAAGATTAAATTTGTTGAGTATTCTAGGAATCATCGTAATGAATTCATTAAATTGTTTTTCTTTTGCGTTGAGATTTGTAACAATCGAAACAGTCATTTTGTGACCTGTGTTACTATCTATTGAAAGTAAATAATTCATGATGTTATAGAATTCAGATGCGATAAGGGGTTCGCCTCCGGAAACTCTTAACATTTCTAAATTACTACCACTAGAACTAAGCCATTCTAGCATCAACTTCTTAAAACTATCTGTTGGCTCAGCAGTTAATAAATTATAATCTTCAATGCTAATGATATTGTGCTTTAGACTTTCGCTTGCCCATTTACTACTGTATCTGGGCGAACAATACACACATTTTAAATCACATGTGGTATCTATAACCAACTCTAACATATAAGGGATTTTGCTTATTAGCAAATCACTGTTGATATCAATGTCCTCACTCCAGTTGTCCAATAGATAATCTAAAGTTTCTTTATATTTAGGTATGTATGTGTGATGTAATTGTCTAGGACTCGGTATGCCTTTGTCCTCTATTTCCCAACAGAAACTACAATCAGGGTGTCTAATTCCTTGAAGCATTTCTAGACGGCGCTCTTTAGTGTAATCATTATTAGTAAAACACTCAGAGCCGTATTTTTCTATATCTGACTCTGTTATTTTGTAAGATGAGGCCAAACAACACATTTTAATCTCTTGTTTTCCCATATTAATATAAGGAAAATCCCAGCGTTGTGGACAAATAGTATTTTCGACTTCGATCGGTATAACTTTTCTTGTCATGCTTTTGCTACTTTCTGACACACGCCATTAATTGATCTTCCACGATACATATACCACTCGTTGTTTTTGTATATACAGTCGCCTGTATTGAGCCACTCATCTCCACTAATCGCATCACCCTTAACATACATAGTAGTGCCAATAAACATAGTTTCGCACCATGCTAATGTACCTAATAATACATCAGGTTTATCAAACACACTCAAGTCACTATCAGAGGTGAACTTGTGATTTATTAATACTGGCCCAGCTTGAGTCAACCCGTAATTTGAAATAAAGTCAACTCCCATATTTGTAAAATATTCAACATGCTGGCGACGGACGCAATCACTGCCGCACATGACGACTTCCAGTCTAAGAGGATAAGTATTCTTAATCTTTAGTAAGCTATCGATCATGCGTGGCACAAGATGGGTGATAGTAGCGCCCACTTCACTCAGTCTCTTAAAATAAATTCGAGGATCAAATGATTCCACTATTACATGCGCACCACAAAGTAAGCCAGCAATCGACTGAGCATTGATGCCACCAGTATGATGCATGCTACATACTGTATAGATAATGTCTGAGAATGTCATGTTATGGCAGGCTATACTGTTCATAGCATTAGATACTATCATTTTATCCGTCAGCTTGAATGGTACTCTAGTACCACCAGTTGTACCACTTGAATACAAATACAAGCCAAAGCCATCATCTTTTTCTACAACAGAATAGTTCTCCTGAACTAATGGAGGCACCACAATGGAGGCACCGTGCCTACTAGCGATCAATATGTCGATTAGGACACGAACGCCATTGCCATCAGATACGCTAACATAATCATCGCTCTCTACCAGTTCAAGCAGTTCAGCATATAGCATTCCATTTAATGCTGGTCTATTGTAGTATTTTTCAGCGGTCTGTTTGAATCTTGTAAATAGCATAACACTCTATTTACTTCATCATGTACGATATCTTTTTTATTAGCTACCAGGAGACAAACGCCGAGACAAATTGGCAACGCCTCAAGCAACGTCATCCACACGCTAAGCGTATTCATGGTATTCAAGGTATCGACCGAGTACACCTAGCTTGTAATAGCCTAGCAACTACTCCATTCTTTTGGACAGTAGACGGTGACAATCTGGTAGTAGAAGACCTAGAGTACAATGAGCCAATTACAACAGACCTTGTAATGTTTAAGGCATATGACCCAATCGTACAGGGCGATACATCGAGTCTAGGCGCAGTCAAACTATGGCGCAAAGATAGCTTCATTAATACAGACATGAGCAAGGGTGACTTCACACTCAACGCAGTCGCTACAAAAACAATGAGCGATAGAGTGCTAAGCGTATCACAATACAACGCAAGCCCATTCGAAGCATGGCGTGCCGCATTCCGTCACTGCGTCAAGTTACTGAGTGTGATACTCGGAGAGCGTAGTGCTAACAACAGAGAGATGTATCTCGAACGCTGGCGCAAAGCCCAACACAGCCCAGCTGCATTCGCTATTCACGCATACTATGGCTACTTAGATGCTGTCGGGTATGTCGAGCAATATGATGGCAACATGAAGGAGTTGAATAAAATCAATGACTATGACTGGCTCGAACAATACTACAGGAGCAAACAATGAAGTATATCAGCAGATTAGACGGTAAGGATATCCAGATTGATTCTCCCGAGCGAGACAAACGATATGCTATTATGCTTAGCGGCGGCCTAGATAGCGCGGTACTGTTATATCTACTCTATCACAGAGGCTACAATGACCTTCAAGTATTCACAATCGACAAAGCAGATGGGTCAACAACTTATGCTTCAAGGGTAGTTCAACACTTCAACAAGAAGTTTGCCATTAAACTTCCAAAGCCAGTTACAGTTGGTGATCCTAACGCACATCACTCCTTACAGAGTAGAACAGCATTAACAGATATCTTTGCTAACTACGATGTAGATATTCTATTCAATGCGTTGAACAAGAATCCACCTGAGTTGAATGAATTACCAGGCGCACCGGTCAGAGCAACCTCAGCACCACCACGAGTAGCACTGCCATTCGTTGACCTATACAAGACACACATCATTGATTTGATGTTTGAGTTAGAACAGGAAGACCTACTGAATGTTACTCATAGTTGTACAGAGCAACCAGTAGGCAGATGTGGCAAATGTTGGCAATGTGGCGAACGAGCATGGGCATTTCAGCAATTAGGCAAAACAGATACAGGAACACAATGACACAAGTTAAAGTACCACCAGGCGTAAGTGGAAGACCAGCACACTATGACCCAAGCAATGTAACCCTAGAGACCATATCAAACGAACTAGTGTTGAGTAATCTAGGCGACTTTGAGCCACTTAACATTAAGATTGATACAGTCGCCACACAGCGTGAGTTACAGCCATTCAAAGATGATTGGGTTGATTACTTGCCAAGAACAGACAGACCTAACAATCGTAGGGCATTAACACTTACACAAGTACCAGGAGCTACTCACACCTCACCACCAAGCTTAGCAGAAGCAAGTCATATCGCTGGTCGCAGATTGAGTGAGTTAGAGTTCAATCAACCTACCGAAGTGTACAAGCAATGCTATAGCTTACATCACTTCTTAGATCAATGGCAGCCACTAGGACGCACATTCATTGTACAGAGTAACATCGGTGGTTACTTTGTGCCACACCGTGACCACCCATCCATGCCTCGTGATGTGTTCAGACTGATTGTGTTCCTCAACAATGTTGGTCCGTATGACTATGATTGGTTAATGGGTGATAAGAAGATCAACATCGAACTAGGTCGTGTTTATTACGTCAACACCCGCAGAGAGCATCGCACAATCAGTTGGGTAAATGACAGTCAGCACCTTATACTTAATGTGCCGTTTACATCCGAGAATGTAGCAAAGGTAGTGGCTAACTTACAGCACACGCATTGATTCAAAGAAGTCAACCGCCTCTTCAAAGTCGCAGTTAAAACCCCAACTGATTGATATTCTGTAGTTGGGTTGATGATTGATCACCTTGTGTGGTATAGTAGTATTGAACACTACTGGTTTGTTCATATTGAATCTGAAGAGTTCAGCACCTTCTTCTACCTCATCTAGTGCTCTACTGTTAATATATTGTTTTTTATCCGAGACATGGTCGTAAAAAATAGTATCGGCTTTATCTGTGTTTGATAGCGGTATATTTAAAGCACACAATCTAGATTTGTCAATATGTGTATCGATAGTCTCATAGGGTGAAAATATATAAATGTTGAAAATAGGACCAAGTATAGGAATTTGTTTTTGAAACTCAACCATATATGGATAATTATCAACTATCCGCTGATACATTGTAAGACCTGGATCCTCAGAAGGTTTAAATGTTAATCGAGCCAACTCACGGTCATCAGTAATGAATTTACCATCAAAGGTTCTAATTACTTGATTTAACGCATCAGCATCAATAGTGATTTTGGGATAATATATGTATGGTATCATATCTTCTCCGTAAATATACTGAGTCCTAACTTTGATGTGATACCCTTCAATCTAAAGTCACTAGCACAATGTAATCTAACAGTATCAAACACTGTGATGCTACCATATCCCTGAGTGAACGCTGAATTGAAACTCAGTTCTTCTAGCCAACTGTCCCTCATCGTAGGGAAGTATCGTTGCTTGATATCACTAGGAAACGGGTCACTAGATAATCTCTTTACATCCTTATAATCATACACCGATAAGTTGTAGAACGATTTGATATCACTACTGCCCTTGAAGAACTTAGCTGGACCTTCTAAGTAGTGCTGGTCAAAGAAGCACAACTCTGGATACTCGTCAGCGTCACCACCAAACTCTAATGGTATGTTGATGCCCTTGTAGCATACTGGATTATCGAATGAGTCATCGTTGTGTATGATATGCGGTCTGTCTGTTTTAAAATACAACGCTGACCATACACGAAAGTCTCCTATGATTGGTCGCAATCGTTCTAAGATTGACTTGAACGGTTCTTGCGCCAGTTCATCTTGAGTAACATCAATGGTAATTGGTCCAGTATGCTTGTGAACATGACGCTCATTGTTGTTAAAGAAATCAATCAATGCTAGCCGTTCATCCTCGGTAATGAAGTTAGTAATCTGGTATGGATCACTTAAATAACTCTCAATGGTTTCACGATCTTGTTGGCTTCTCATGGCAATATTTAGACATCCAAAAACTATTGACAACAGAACTCCTTGTGTTATTATAGTTGTAATGTCAATAAGACAGATAACAAAGGAAATATAATGAAAAAACTACTAGCTATTCTAGCTCTCGCCATGTCCGGCACAGCGTTCTCCGCTGACTTCGTTTCAGTCGCAGTTGACCAAGTCACCGACCGCACTGACAATTCAAAGAGCACTGCTCAGTACATTCGTGCTGGTAAAGAAATCGGCGGCATTCAATACGGCTTACAGTCACGTACCGCTCGTGCCTCTGACGGCTCAGGCTTGTTCAACTCACTAGAAGTAACTGGTGGCAAGAACTACCAAGTCGCTGGCTTAACTGCTACACCATTCGTTGGTATGGGTTACGACAACACCATGAACGGTGCTAACACTCCATATCGCTACGGTGTCGCCGGTGTTAACGTTGGTCGCCCAGTCGGTGCTGGCTACGCTCTAGCAGGCGTCAAGACACGCTTCGGCGGTACAGAGGCAACTCGTACAGCACAAACAGTTACATTCGTTCAATACGCACACCCAGTTGCTAAGAACGTTGCTGTCGTAGCAGGTCTATCACGCTCTGAGCAAGATATCAAAGAACGTGCCTAC